ATCCTTTTTTAGAACCCTCTGAATAGGCATAAAGATAACTATGAATTGGAAGTATCGGAAAGTTTGAATTAGAAGGAACCATACTATCAAGGTAATCTTTTTGTGAGTCAAGAGATGCCTGATTAATTACTGCCTCATGCTCCCTCGCCATCTCCTTCAAAGTTTCAATGACGTGCTGTTGGCCGGAGAGGTGGGCTTTTCTAGCTTCTCCATGGTCAAACATTCCAGGCAATATTTTGGCCTCATTATTGGAGTATTCTCTCGCCGCTTGTTCGTTGGGTTTAATCATTTAGTACTCCTTGTGGCAGCTACAATAGCTCCTTTTGAAACCCCTAAAGCCCGAGCTACCTTACTTAAAGACATGCCGGTTTTTCTCAATTTAATAGCTTCTTTGTGGTCAAAACTTCTAGGTCTTCCGATAGTTTTTGTTCTTGGTATCCCATCAGGTCTGAATAATCTAGTTGGCTTTGGCTTGAAGCCGCACTTTGGACATTCTTTCATTCCATCCCTCCAAATTTCTTTTGGTGTTCGCGTGCTGCAATTTCCTTCAACTCCAATAGCTGCTTGGTGGTGATCATCTCTTCTTCCCCTTCTTCTTATTCCTATCTTCCACATTCAGCTTGGAAGCAATACGTGCTGTGCGCTTTTCAATCACCGCTTCGTCGTACCATTTCATTTGCATTCCTTGATTAACTTAATGAGCTCTTCCGCGAGGAATTTGTAGAACTTGTAGCGAGCAGCAGCAGCAGCAGCAGCAGCAGAAGCAGCAGCAGAAGCAGCAGCAGCAGCAGCAGCAGAAGCATAAGCGGCAGCATAAGCAGCAGCAGCAGCAGAAGCATCAGCAGAAGCAGCGCGGCTTTCGCCTCTTAAGTCGTCACGAGCGGAAATAAGTTGCTGCTTAGTCGCTTTTTTGCTTCTCAATAATTTTGCAATCAAAACAATACCGTTAGCGATTCCAGAATACTTATGGTTATCAAACGTAAGCAATACAGAATCACATATGATCGCCATGCAAGGCATAAGAACTTTGTTTAGATCTGATCCAGGATTGATTGCCGATGTAAATTTAACGGGCCATTTCATTGCTTCTTCAGCGGGAAGTCCCTCAAAGATTCGATCTTCCATTCTAGCTAACCATCTAGGCACGCCAAAACCAATCTCATATGCAGAGTGATCTCCAAGTTTGTACTCGGTTCCTTTTTTCCTATTGAGAGATTCCAAACTGCAACCAACTGCACATCCTTTAAATCCAAATTCTCCCCGTTCTTCGTAAGACCCTTTCATAAAGTCATCAGCCTTCTGGTGAATGCGAAGTTCTTTTAATAGCTCGGCTTTGGTCATTGTAGTGTTCGTAAATGCTTTCATTAGTTTATATCTCCTGTTGTGTTAATATCAGTCGCATCCTTACTGTCACTCTCATCACCTTGGTCATCGACTGCGACTGACTGCGAGCTCACGGCATGAGCAATAGCCCATTCCTGAGAGGTTGGGATGTGAGTAGCTGAGGCAATGGTGAGATCTTGAATGCCGAGAGCGAGAGCACCTAAGGATAGGGCTGTGAGTATGTAATTCATGCTGCACCTCTCGCATTCACTTCGGCCACTACTTGCGCTGATAGTTCAAAAGTTACCCAATAATAATCAATGCGGTAGCTTCCAAAGTAATCCGTCATTGTGTCTGCTTCGGAGTAACATTTTTGGTGAGGCGTAACGATTGCGTCAATTTTACTTTTTACGAGATCTCTGATTTCATCGTTCAATTGTGGATTTGCATGGATGCCGTATTTTTCACGTTTGCGGCGAGTTGAATCGATGCACACCATATTGGTATCATTCACGATTACTTTAACTGTAAACTTTCTTTTGGTCGCGGAAACCTTCAGCGTATACATTTCACAATTGAGAGTTCTCAATTTTCTTTTAATTAAAGTCTTTTCTTCTGCTGTGAGTTTATATGGGGATTATTTTACACAAGCGTCAATATTTGTATTCATGTGTTCTACCTTCTGGCCTTAGGCCAAATTACCTCGATTCGGTCGAGGCGCACAGTTGCTGTGCTTGGCTAGTATACGGCAACGTGTGCCATGTGTCAACAAATATTTATCCCCCACTCATCCTTTCAGTAGGAGCGTTGATACCGGGGATGTCCCATTGGATGCTTCCACTTTAAATCCCCAACGCGACCTCTCGTATGGTCGTATTTATGCCAACGACCGCGCTCGGTGATTAATTCTAACTCACATGCTCGTGCATATGTTGTCCCATCATGACGCTGAAATACTTTGCGCTTGAATTTAACTTCTTCCCCAATGATCAAATCATGGGGTTTGTGCTGAGCTACCATAATTAATTCTTTGCGAGTTGTTCTTATAATCCACAACTGATCGTCATAAGCTCCTGAATTGACGCACCCTGTATCATATTTTCTAGATATTAATTTGGTGCGTTGCTTTGATCTGTCTTCCGATACTTTTTTAAATCTAAAACTGCGGGCCATGTGATCCCATACTTTTTCCATGATTATTTTTATCATCTAAAATAAAATATGTCAATAATGTCTACTTGTAACTGACCGTTACCCCTCTGTAACTGATATGTAACTTCTTACTTTATGTAGTAATATCATATTTGTATCCCTGTTACCTATAATATACATATATAAACTATCTATTAACTATTATGTATATACGCCGCGTATGGATGTCTATACGCCGTGTATGGCATAAAATAATTGTAACTCAGTAGGCCTAAGAAGTTACGTGTTACAGCAGTTACAGTCAGGTATTATTACTATGCCGATAACACATTGTATTATTTTTAATTTATATCTTTTTTATTGACAATGGATAAAATAGTTAAATGAGTTTACCCATCTTAAAAAACGAGCTCCTTGAATTACTGGCTGATGCTGACTTGATTGAGAAGATTCACCTTCATGTTTCGTGTGGCGGATCTTTGATTTCATTCGCTCGCATGCGCAACGTGTCTTATTACCACTTGCGCCGCTGGCTTAAGTCCGACAAAGATCGCGAGAAGGTTTACCAGGCTGCGCTCAAAGAACGTGATGAATGGTCTCGGGAACGCATCCTCGATGAATTGCGTTTAATCGCCCAGCTAGACATCTCTGAGATCCTTGATGCAAACGGGTCCATTGTTAATCCTGAGCTCTGGCCTGCCCATATAAAAGCAAACGTGGCATCTATCGAAGTGAAGGAAGAGTTTGAGATGGAAGGCAGGAAGCGAGTGTTCTCTGGATACACCAAGCGCATCAAATTCCATGATAAGCTCAAAGCAATAGAAATGATTGGTCGAAACCTAAAACTGTGGAATGCTGAGAAGGATACAGGTCAAGGAATGAATCTCGAAGACATCCTCGCTCTCGCGATTAAATTGGAGAAGGCTGATGGCAAAAGCTAACGGAAAAAACTGATGACAACCAAAACTGAAACACGCTGGGAAGAACACCAAAGAGTATTCTTTCTTCATGCGCTCGCACTCAATGGTTTTAATCGCTCTGCAACTGGTAAATACTTAGGTTTAAGCTATAGAACAGTGCGTAATATTATCACTAAATACCGTTCAATGGGATACAAAGTTCCCTCTAATCCACGGTATAGAGACACGTTCCCAATCGCTGGTGATAAATGACCGATACAGAATACCTTGCCGCAATGAAGATCAAGCGTTGGCGTGACCGTGAGAATGGATGCTTGTGGTTTGCGACCGAAGAGCTGGGCTTCATGCCCGATCCATGGCAGGTTGATCTCTTCAAAGCATTCGCATCCGGTGATCCGCGTAAGAAGCGTATTGCCATGCAGGCCTGCAAAGGGGTAGGTAAAACTGCAGCACTCGCAATCTGCATCCTTTGGTTCATGGCTGCCTGGGGTGAACCTGGAGAGCATCCTAAAGGTGCAGCAACTTCCATCACAGAGGATAACATCGATGACAACTTATGGCCTGAAATCAGCAAGTGGCAATCCAGATCTGAGTATCTCAAGCACGCATTCAAGTGGACTAAGTCCAGATACTTTAGTGCTCAACATCCAGAAACATGGTTCTTCTCGAAACGAACATGGGCAAAAGGCGGCGATAAAACTCAGCAGGCTAATACCCTTGCTGGTCTCCACTCCAAGTATCTTCTCTTCGTTGCCGATGAATCAGGCGATATTCCTGACGCAGTTCTCGCAGCTGCAGATGCTGGATTGACAGGAACTGAAGAAGGACGATTCCAAAAGGTTTTACAAGCTGGAAACCCAACTCGTCTCGATGGCCCACTCTATCGAGCTGCGCACCTTGAGAAGGATCTTTGGTACACAATTGTGATCACAGGTGATCCCGATGATCCACTCAGATCCACTCGTCAAGATATCACCTGGGCACGTGAACAGATTAAGCGATACGGCATTGATTCACCATGGGTTCTTGTAAACGTATTTGGTAGATTCCCAGAGTCAAGTATTAACACGCTCTTGAACGATGTTGAGATCGAACGCTCGATGAACATCATCCTACCGCGCGACATCATCAACGATGGACAGAAGCGACTCGGCATTGACGTGGCGAGATTTGGGGATGACATGACTTGCTTGTTCCCTCGCCAAGGGTTATTCGCATTCAACTTCGTAGAGATGTCAGGAGCACGCACAAATGAAATTGCTGATAGAGTTGTCACCTCGAAACTTAAGTGGGGTTCAGAACTGGAATTCGTCGATGGCACTGGAGGTTATGGTGGAGGAGTGGTGGACAACTTACTCACTCGTGGGTTCACGCCCATTGAAGTTCAGTTCGCAGGAAAAGCGACTGATCCTCGCTATGCTAATAAACGCGCAGAAATGTATCTCAGACTTAGTGAGTGGGTTAAGCGCGGAGGTCGAATCCCAAGAGACGACAGATTAAAGAAAGAATTGTGCGCTACAACATACACAATTAAAGGGGGACGGTTCCTTCTCTCTCCAAAAGATAAGATCAAAGAAGATCTCGGGTTCTCTCCTGATAGATCCGATGCACTTGCCCTGACTTTCGCGCAAGGTGAGATGCCAGGACGACAATCTCTCGAAGCTCAATTCCTTCATTCTAAGACGAATAAGGTTGCAGCTGAGTATGATCCGTTCTCTCCTGAACGCATGGCAGCGCAATAGAGATACTTGCAAAATGCCAAATCTCATATGATCATTATTAAATGCAGTCTATTACGGATGACATTGATGAGGAAGTTCGTTCGCTATTCGAACCAATGACTCATCATCAACAAATCGACAAACTTGAAGACGCCATGCGTGCAATTCCTGAGCGTTGTATTGATATCCCGGTGAAGCATGTGTTCTCTCCTGGTATATATGCGAGAGAGATCGTTGCTCCAAAAGGTTCTACGATCACAGGCAAGATCCACAAATATGAGTGCTTGAACGTGGTGAGCAAAGGCAAGATCGAAGTGGTAACTGAAGAAGGCCGTAAGATCATCGAAGCTCCAGCGATATTCACATCAGCTCCCGGAACTCGCAGGGCCGCTTACATCCATGAAGAAACAGTGTGGACAACGTTCCATGCGACTAATGAGACCGATATTACTAAACTTGAGGAAGATCTCGTGGTTGGAAGTGTTCGAGAATTTGTAGAGTTTCAACGAATGCAGGCGTGCATTAGCGAAGGAGAGTCAGCATGAGTTTTATTGCAATGGCAGCAGGAGCAACATTCGCAACGGCTGCAACGATCACGGGAACTGCTATTGCAGCGGGTGGATTGATTGCAGGAGTTGTGAACTCAAACAATGTTGCCAATCAGAACGCACAAGCGATGGACGCTCAAAATACTTTGAACCAAAACGCACTCAATGCTCAGAACCAACAAATCGCAACTAACGCCGACAATCAAGTTCGAGATGAAGAAGAACAAAAACAAGGTGCCATTGCAGGACAGAATGCAGGTAGAGCAGGAACTATTTTAACTTCACCACTCGGCACAGATACGGGTGCGAATGTTTCAGGTGGAACCAAGACTGTGCTGGGAGCGTAGATGGACGATAATGTAAAAGGTAAACCACCAGGCGCACAGAATCCCAAAGTACCAAGTGCGAAGATGTACACTCCGACTCCGATGGGACGGATGGGAAAGCGCCAAAGATTTGAGATTATTCGTCAGCAGATGTACAATGAACGTTCATCGTTTATTTCACATTGGCGAGAACTGAGTCAGTATATTCAACCTAGACGTTCTAGGTTCTTCGTAGAGGATGATGACCGTGGTGAACGCAGGAACGGTCACATCATTGATTCGACAGCTACCCTCTCGATAAGAACTATGAGAGCCGGTATGATGGGAGGGATCACCAGCCCTGCTCGTCCTTGGATGAAGCTTGATACTCCAACGACTGAAGCGATCAATAAATCTCCTGAAGTGAAGGAATGGCTTGAGAGCACGACTGATAAGATGCTCGCGGTATTTCTTAAATCAAATTTGTATAATTCACTCCCTCAGCTTTACGGGGATATGGCAGGGTTTGGAACTTCAGCGATGCTGATCGAAGAAGACCAAGACGAAGTGTTCAGGACTTACGTTTTCCCAATCGGATCTTACATGATCGCGTTGAACGATAAGCTCCAAGTCGGACAGTTCTACCGTGAGTTCAGAATGACTGTTGCTCAGATGATCGATAAAT